AGATTATTTTAATAATATATTTTATTGTGTTGGTAACTTTTGTTCTTGGAATTGTGCTAAATCATATAATATTGATTTAAATGATTCATCAACTTGGAAACGTGAGTCATTGTTAAATTTAATGTATTACAAGACTTATGGAGAATTTACAAAAATTTTACCAGCTCCATCTTGGTTGTTACTAGAAGATTTTGGAGGTGTTCTTAAAATAAATGAATTTAGGGAACTTTTCAAGTTTAATAATAAAGAGTATTTGTTATTGCATCCTCCAATGATTACTCGACAATTACAAATTGAAGAGTCTTATAAAAAGTCTAGTGGTAATTTTACTGCAAATAAGCTAGAACATATTGACGATGAATTAGTATTAAAAAGAAGTAAACCTATTGAATCTACTAGTTTAAATTTACAAAAGACGATGGGGTTGAAGGTAAATAAGAAGAATATTGTGGTTTAAAAAATTGATTTTTATATTTATTAATCATAAATATAAACATTATGTCCAATTTACAAATTCCATTTTATAATATTGATAAGCCTAGTCTAGGTGAAATAGTATTAGTAGTCTTTACCGAAAAGAAAGAGGAGACTACTCACTTTGAAGGAAATTTAGTTGAGTATAATTGTAAGCTCTTTATGAACTTTGCCGATTCTACAAAAAAGCGCCGTGCAAACTTTAATAAAATAGTAACTTTAAATAAGGAAACTTTTGCGAGTGTTGACGAGATTTTGGATGATAATATTATTAAAGTTTCTCTGAGAGATGTTGATAAAGATCACGCTGCTGAAGATAATAAAACATTAATAAAAATTTTTAAGGATTTATCTAGAAAAATCAGTAAAGATATAAATGATTTATGGAAACAAGTTGTTTATAAACTTGATGAAAAGAGAAGAGAAGAAGATATAGAGTCTTCTTTATTGGATTATTGTGTTGAGGAAAAGGAATTTGTAACTAGTCTTTTTCCAGAAGCAAATGAATTATATGAATTAATTGAAAAATATAGAAAAGAAAAGCCATATAAAATAATTTCTAAAGTCGAAATTGTTTCCACTGGTGAAATAGGTAATACCGTAACCATTATTAAAAAGTGCCTAGATAATATTAAGTTTCCTTATACATTTAAATATGAAACCGCTCCAAATTATATTTTGGAATCAATGTCAACTGAGTCTAAAGTAGAAGAACACGATCAATTTATTGAACTATTAAAACAGGAAGGATTGAAAATGAATCCAAAAACTTTTGTTAAATGTGAAAGAAAATAATTTATTTTTTTATTATGTATTGATTTGAATAACCGGTTTCACTTTCTTTTTCTCTACACAATTCATTTCAAAATAATAAGCCCCTTGTAAGAATGCATCAGCTAAATCATCCTTTTTCTTATGAGAATTAAATTTAGCAAGCCAATCAGGTAAGTGCTTTGACATTTCAGTAGCATATTTAACAGCTAAACTTTTAGTCATTTTATATGCTTTAGACTCATCAGTATTTTTTAATTTAACTATTGCTTGAGTTTCTCCATCTGTTGCTAATTTAATTTTATTAGAAGGTGACATAAATTTAACTCTATTAATATTTGATTTAGTAATTTCTTTATCTACCATACCTCGAATCATATAATAATCATATATAATTCCTGATATACTTTTCATTCTAGGATTTTTAAATGAAGGTTGATTTTCAATCACTACTACATTAGCTTCTAATAAATGCTTTCTCTTTTCTAATTCCATAACTAATTTTAATCTAGTGTCGTCAAAATCTAAATCTTTGACACCAGTATTTTTTACTTTTTTAAGTTTCATATCTGCTTCTAAAGTAGTGTATACTCTTTTAGCGTGAGGAGTACAATAAGACCTCTCATTTTGAAAATACATACAATTTTTATTACATTTTTCTGCTCCTAATAAATAGTCGCAGGCATTTAATTTTTTCTTTTCTAAAGTTTTGAAATAGTCTTCAAAAGGAACTGGTTTAACTTCCAAATTCTTAGAGTGAATTTTACAATAATATTTGTCCCCTCCATAACTCTGTAATAATTTAGCGGGTTTAGTACACATAGAACATTTATGGTCTTCTCGGTCAGTTAAATCAATAATCGCCCAATCCAAAATATCCCAATTACCATTTTTTTTTGTAAAAAAACAATAAGCCAAATGAATGATACCTACATCAAAAGATAGAATCTTTTCCATTATATAATTATACATAAAATTAATTGTTTAAACTAAAAAAAAAATCTAGAAATATATATATATAAACATATGAGTTCTTCAATTCCAACTTGTAATATTTCTATTGATGAAGAGAATTTTTATAATCCTGATGCAACAGATATTAGAGGGCCTTTAGGTCGTATAAATGTAGATGATGAAATAAAAATAAATGCTGGTTTATTATTATTTTTTATAATTATATATGCTTTCACAAGAAGCTTTATTGTTATATTTTTCTTAATTTGGTGTTTAGCAGGATTAGGATTAAGTATCTATAAAAAATTAAATCTTGATAAATCAAAACTTATTAGACCTTGTATTGACGTTGACGGTACTACTTTAACATAAAAATTGATTTAATAATATATTTAAATAGTAATTAAATATATTAATAAAATGCTCGAGTTAATAATTGGCCCAATGTTTTCAGGTAAATCATCAGAATTAATTAGGAAAATTAGATTAGCTAAGACTATTAATAAAAAAGTATTAGTTATCAAACCTCTAATCGATAATAGATACGATAATAGTAAAATAGTATCTCATTCTTTTGAAGCCGAAAACTGTGAGACAGTTCAAAAACTAGAAATGTTAAATGACAAAATAATTGATTATGATTTAATAATTATTGATGAAGGACAGTTTTTTTCTGACCTCAAAGATATTGTTATTAAATGGGTAGAAGTAAATAATAAACATGTTATTGTTGGAGGATTAGATGGAGACTTTAAAAGAAAACCTATTGGACAAATATTGGATTTAATCCCTTATTCAAATAAATGTTATAAAATTAATTCATTATGTAAAACGTGCGGGGATGGAACTGAAGCAAATTTTAGTCATCGTATATCATCTGAAAATAATAATCAAGTATTAGTAGGTGGTAATGAAACGTATATGGCATTGTGTAGGAAACATTTTTTAGAATTAAATTAATTTTTAAGGAGTCTTATACCAGTAATAATAGAGTTAGTTTTAGCACCTCCTGATATATTTTTCTTTGATTTATTTTTACTTATTCTTTGCTTTATATTTCCTTTATAAGTTTTAATATCTATTGAATTTTTTAGAAAATCTAACATTATTATAGTAAAGAAAAAAATGATAATTAATTTACTTAAAGCCTTATTTCTTTAAATAATAAAATGAAGAAAACTAAATCTGCCACTAAACTGAAGGAGTTGATTGATATAAATAAATTAGAAATTGATGGTTTACCCAAAGGTGTTGATGTTGCAACAATGTGCTGTTCTTGCTTTTTGGGTAGTAAATTAAATTTAGATAATATTGAGAAATATATGACATTACACGAGAATGATATTTTAACTGTAAAGAGAAATAAAGATAGTATTCGAACATTAATTGAGTTAAAGAAGCCAAGTAAAAGAAATAATTTAACCCAAAAGAAGAAGGATTCTGCTAATTTGGTCAATAACTTTTATAATTCAATTACATTGATTGTAAGAGTAGATGAAGGACCATTAGTTGAAAAGAAAGATAAAAAGGATAAAGGTATGCCAAAAATTAATGTAAAGTTATTTAAAAATGGGAGTATTCAAATGTCCGGATGCAAAAACATTAATAATGTAAACACTGTATTAAATAAAATCATAAATAGATTGAAACAAGTAAAAGGTAAAATAGAGGATGAAAAGATTACAGAAATTACATTTGTAGATGAAATAGATAAAGTAGGAATATTTAATTTTAAAATTGATATGATTTATTGCAATTATAAAATTAGTATTCAAATTGACAGAGAGAAATTACATGATCTACTGAAAAAGAAAAGGATCAAGTGTATGTATGAACCGTGTAGTAGAGCCTGTGTGATTATTAAATATACACCCAAGGCAGACAATGTTGAAAATAAAGAAACAAGTATTTTTATTTTCAAAAAAGGGAATATTATTATAACTGGTGCGCGTTCTCGCCTACAAGTTATAGAAGCTTATAATTATATTAATAATATATTAATAACACATTCAGACGAAATTACTAAGAAAAGTGAAGAGGAAGAAGGAGAATTACTTTTCCAATTTTATGATGACATTCAAAAGGATATAGAAAAGGGCTTGATTGTTATTTAAATAACTTATAATCGTCGTATTGTACATTCTTTTGGTGATAAAGGTCATTCACATAAGGATTTTGATTTAACGTGTTAATAAATGCATTATTAGTATAATAATTACCATAACTTAATTGTGGTTTTTTATTTTCTATACATTTATTTTGATATGGTTCTGTAGCAGAAGGCATTACAGATTGGTCTAATGGTCTAGAAGGATGAGATACATAATATACAGTATCTTTTCTACAGTTTGTTCTAAGAGTTTCTTTATTAAATTGTGGACCAGCTCTATCAGTACCACCATTTGCAGGACGGTTATACATAGAAATTTCTCTGGTTTCTCTAATAGTCATATTATCAGCAGCAATATGAGATTCAGGTCTTTGAACAGGTCCAGATAAACCACCGTGATAATCTGTTAAAAGAGTAGTTTCTTTTACAGTTGTTCTTGCTTTATCTCTTGCATCTCTGGTGTAACCGGCATAATTATCGACTCCATGTAAGGGACCTTCATAAATAGTATCTTCGGTTGTTTCACGATGAGTTGCTTTTGCTTTATCTCTTGCATCTCTAATATAATTTTCAGGTACCGAAGAAGTTACATTCATTCCTGGAGTTGTATACAATGTTGATTGTTTAATGGTTGGTTTAGCTTTATCAGTATAAGTATAATTTGGACCTGCGACATCAGCACTTGGACCTAAAATAACATTATGACTAGTAGTTTCTCTGATAGTTTCCCTTGCTTTATCATCGTAACTAGCACTCGGACCTGCAACTTCTGCACTTGCTCCTAAAATAACATTGTGACTAGTTGATTCTCTGATAGTTTGTCTAGCTTTATCATCGTAAACAGCACTAGGTCCAGCAACTTCTACACTTGCTCCTAAAATAACATTGTGACTAGTTGATTCTCTGATAGTTTGTCTCGCTTTATCATCGTAAATTGCATTAGGTCCTGCAACTTCAGGATTTGCTCCTAAAATAACATTGTGACTACTAGTTTCTCTAATAGTGCTTCTTGCTTTATCTTCATAAGTAGCATTAGGTCCAGCAACTTCTACACTAGCTCCTAAAATAACATTATGACTACTAGTTTCTCTGATAGTTTGTCTAGCTTTATCTGTATAAGCAACCCAAGTTCCTTCATCTGGTCCTGAAAGAAAACCAGTACCAGAATAATTAGCTGTAGTTCTTTGATTATCTCTATTAGCATAACTTTCTGCATTAGTAAATACAGGTCTTATATTTACAGCATTAACTGCATGAGTAGGGTCATTATATAATTCTTGTTTTTTAGCAGCTGAAAATGCAGTTTTTGTTTTGTCAGGACCATCTCCCATATTTGTATTAGTAGCATGACCAGGATAATAAACTTCGGTTTCATTTCTTTGAGTTGTAATATTAGTAAATTTACCCGTTTTAATTCTACCAGTTATTTCAGCTTTATTTGCTACTAAATCACTGAAATTTTGTTCTCTGAAATCAGGCAATTTATATTTAGTAATATTGTAATCAACACCTCTCATTTCTCCTTTCTTGATAGTTTCAAGAGGTTTATTTAAATATGAAATCTTAGGATTATTATCAGCTCTTAATGCGTCAGTAGAACGAGGATTGACACGATAGACTGTACCTAAACCTTGACGAGTTTCGCCATCAAGACCAGGTTTTACAAATACATTATTTGTAAAAGGTAAGTTACCATTGTTATTTTTATTAGAAGCTAGAAATCTATCATCTAAATAATCGGTAAACACAGGCATACCTTGAACATAAGTTAAATTTTTCATTGGTTCAAATAATGGATATTTTTCTTGTTTAGGCACCCAATTATCATTAACACCAGTAAATGATTCTAATCTTCTAGAAGATCTACTATCTTCAACAGTATAATCTCTTCTAGAGGTATTTGGTGCCATATTTTTATGGGTAAATTTTTCTTTACTAACTACTTGATAATTTAAATCATCTTGTACATTTGAATAACCATTGTAAAAATTAATTGCTTTTTGCATTCCAATATCTAAACCAGTTATAGTAATATGCGCATCTGCAATAGTAACTGGATCAGAAATATTGTCAAAAGTTAATTGATCAAATTGAGCAAAATATTCTGGTTTATTTTCTTTCAATGTACTTGCTTGATTTTTTTCTATTTTATTCATTGTATTTTCAATGTTTGATTTATAAGAAGAATTTAATTCATTGGGATTATAATTTTTTTTATTTGTTTTTTTATTCTTCTTTGATGAATTATAACCAGTAACTGCTAATGCTCCTAATAATATACTTTCCATATTATAATTAAGGATAAATTAAATTTTTATAAATTTAATTTATTTAATCGTTTTATAATTTATTTAGGACAAGAATTGTCACTAATACAGGGGTCATATCCAATAGAAGGGGCTTTGGTGTTTTCTTTTGGTAAGGCTTGACCATAATCTAAATAAGTAGCATTAGGAATTCTGTATGAATCTTTAATCTTATTTCTAGAATCTAACCCAATTCTATCATCAATAACATGGCATTGAGGATTGGAAAATAAGAAAGGTTCAAGTTGTAATTCAAGAGTACTCATAGAACGGTAAGATTGGACAGGGTTAGTAAATCTACTGTCTTCACTGTTTAATCCGGGAGAACAATTTAATTTATTAACAACAGTATTATTAGTATAATCCATATCTGCTTGATTTTCATTACATCTAGATAAAGTAATAGTTCTGCTTGTTAATTGAGATTCTACTTGAGCCATTTTACCCCAATCTAATAATTCATTTCTGTTATTGGTAGAAACATCAGCTTTAGAACCTCTTGGGCCATTGTAAGATAAACATTCTTGTTTATTTTCTACATAACCAGGGAATAAACGATAATTTCCTTCATTTACACTTCTACTAGTGTATGCATCAGTTGCACAATAATCGTATCTTGTTCTATTGAAAGACATATATATAATAAGATTAGATAATTTTTATTATATATTTTTTAAATTAAATTTATTTTAACTTTTAAGTTTATTTTAATTAACTAAAAAGAAGAAAATTAAAAGCCTCCTAATTTTCTGTTATCAAAACCATTAGAAGTAGGCATTTTCATATTAGTAGGAGTAATGTAAAAGATAGTGTCACAAGCTCTGGCAGCAGTTAAATCACCTTTTACACGGGGTTTGCTGGGATCATACTTCTTTTCAGGGCATTTAGAATCTTGTCTGATAACACCCCATAAATCACTTTCTACTTCTGCTCTGGTTCCAAATTCCAAATTATTTGTAAAGTCTCCTACAGGGCAGGTTTTTTTGTTTTCAAATTTACCCAAATATAAATTCCATTCTAATGAAGAGGTACTTTCTTGTAATGTTTTAGCATAAGCACAGTTATCATAATTTAAACGATTAAAACTCATCCTTTATATAATATATAAATAGAAAATAAATTTATATATTTATTTATACTTTTATTTTCGATACCCATTGTGAGATTAAGTTTCCTAAATATTCATCTTGTAAAATATTATTTTTAATATAATTTTCCCACAAAAAATTTAATAAATTAGTTTTAAAAAAATCCTTTTGTTTCAAATTTTTTATAATTAAATATTTTAATTCTAAATTTATATACCAGTCTTCTGATACATTAAATGGATATTCAATAAAAGGAACTAGATAAGTTAATAATATTTCTAATTTATTACGTGGGCAACCTAATGATGCTTTTAAAGGATACACTAATTCTTCTCTAATTATTAATAAATAAGTTTCCTTATTATCCTTATTTATTTTATTTAATAAAGTAATTAGATATTTAATTAAATCTAAATAAGTATATTCATTAAATCCTATTAATTCATCTTTTTTAAATACATCCAATAAAAAATTTAACTCTTCATAGCTTTCAGCTTCTGGATATGAAAATATTATTTTTAAAATAATACTACAATCAATATAATTTTGATTACTTTTGTTTTTCTTATTACCTTCTCTAAATAATAAATGCTTTTTCATATCTGAACCATTCTTTAATAAAAACTCTATCATATTTGGATCCTTTTCTAAACAAGCATATTCTAATGCAGTATTTCCTGCTTTATTTACAATATCAATTGGAGCACCTAACTTTAATCCCATTTTTATAAAAGTAGTATCTCCATATTTAATAGCTTTATGAATAGGTGTATTTCCTTCTTCATCATAAACATTAAAATTCAAATGATATGATTTTATATTTTTTAACAAATCTAATTCCCCTTTCTTTATAATATCAAATAAATTTAAGTCTATCACTTTATCATCTTCTCTTTCTATTGTTTTTTCTACAGTTAAATTAATATATTTATTACATTCTGTTTCAGTTTCTTCTAATA